AGCGCAGTAAATGAGAACCTAGCTGTACCGCCTGTCCCATCATTCAAAACAACCGTTGCGCCTGATGAATAGCTGATTGATATACCCTTTATACGGGTTGGGTCAGCAAAAATGGTGGTGGTTGCATTGGCTGCTGCCGCGCCGCTTTTTACGTCTGTCTGCATCATAATTAATCTCCTTTTAAAAAGGGGCCGAAGCCCCCTAGATCAATTAAGCTTGTGTAGCGGTTGGGTTAGCAACGCCATCTGTAGCACGGACAACGTAAGTGATAACAATGGTTGCCGCACCGGTAGTCAATGCTGTACCAGCCAAGGTAAAAGCAACGATGGCATCAGTTGTGCCAACATTGAGGAACAAAGCTGGTGTTGTTGCATTCGCAGTTAAGCTGATACCACCAACAGAAGTGATTGTTCCTGTGGTTGTAAAGTCAACAGCGCCAATACTTAGCTTGGCAGTGGTGGCGGCGCTGAATACGGTAGTGGTGACAATTTTAATGTCGGTAATTTGAGAGCCAGCAGGAAGGACAAAAGCAGTGCCAGTCAAAGTTCCAAATACAACATTAACAGATTGGCTAACTGTAGTAGCGCCCAAGTTGCGGATAGTACCTGCGGTAGAGCCAGTAGTGTTTTTAACAGTGCCCAACAACCAAGGGCCAAGGTGAGTTGCGAATCCCATATTTAATTCTCCATGCGTTGTAGCGTATCAATCTGCATGAGGTCAGCCGAGCCTGTTTGATACGCCGATGAATCTCGGAATGTGTTCAATATACACCATTTAAAAAATGTAAACAAGAGTTTAAGCAATAAAAAAAGGGAGCCGAAGCCCCCTTTTTCTTGCCAACCGATTAGGTTGTACCAGGAGATCCAAAAGATCCCAATGGGTCAGACCAACCAAATGAATAACGCTCACGAGCCTTGTAACGTACGTTACCAGTATCGAAGTCGCCGTCCATTTTGTTCTCCAGAGGCATACGCTCAAAATGCTTCAAGCCGTTGGGAACGTCGGTCATCAAGAACCAGCCGTTGCTGTCTGTCAAAAAGTGATTGACACAGTAACCTTCTGGGATTGAGCCGTTGTTTTTCAACGCGTTGATGTCGTTGTCGGTAGTGCCAACACGAAGGTTGGTTTCCAACAGGCGGGTAGCCACGAACATCAGAGCAGGAGGAATAACCAACTTGCGGGGCTTTGCTGCAATCAACAGGCCGCGCTCATCTGTCCAAGCGGCGATTTGAATAACTGCATTTTCCAATGAAGTTTCGTTCAAGTCAGCGTTGGTAGTTGGGCGATTGCTGTTGGTGCCACCAGAAACCAAGGGGTGAGCAGTGCTGAACAGAGCAACGCCGTCGCCACCTACGTAGCTAGCGGAGAAGCCGTTGTTCAAAACAGAAGCTGCCTTGACTTGTTTGGTGTATGCCATAGCACGGGCCAAAGCTTTGGTGTAGCGAGCAGACAAGCTGTCGTACAAGTTATCTTCAATCGCTTCTTCAGTGATTGAGAAACCCAAGGCAATGGTTTCGTGGTTGTAGCGTGCTGTGAACGCTTCTTGCGCATTGTCATAAGCAATGGCAGAACCTTCGTTCTTGACGGGAGCAGCGGAGAAACCAGCAAGCTTGGTTTCTTCTTCAAAACTACGCTCTGATTTCTCAGTTTCGTAAATTTCTTTATGCTCTTCGCCGTAGCGGGAGTACTCCATGCCAAACAATGCATTCAGTCCAGGGAGAAGTTCTTTAAGTAGTTGTGCGCGTGAAATAGCCATGATTTAGCTCCTTATGCTGTAGCAGTTGCTGCGTAATACTCGTGCTGACCAAAATTCAATTTCACCAAAATTTCTGGGAACTGATTAAAGACCAACGTTGAGCTTGCACCAAAAGCAGTGATGGGGGCTTGATTCATAATCACAGTCGTCGCACCAGCCGCTGCTGCTGTATCTACAAAGGAGCCTGAAGCAATGTAATTGCCGTTAGAGTCCAATGAGCCTACATCAGTACCAACAGGCAACGCAAAAGGAATTGCGCTACAAGTGATGGTGGCGGTTGAAATGCTTGTGAATGTGGCAGTACCAAGAGAGACTTCAGTATCTTGATTCAAACCCAACACACGCAAAGGCAGAGCATCTGTCGTTGCAGGCGTATCGCTTGGAGCTAGAACCGCGTTCTTTGAATTACCAGTTGCAGTGTTACCAGTGTTGTTAATCATGGCCACGTTTTGGCCGACCATTGCACGAGCGCCAGAAGCAACAGCAGTAGTAGCCGAGCAAACAACGGCAGAGAACACAGTGTCAGGATCGTCACAAACGATACCAACAATGTCACCCGCAGCAGTACTTGCTGGGTAATACTGAGAAAACGTCTTCTGTTTGGTCAATGGGTTGGTATACGAGCATCCCAAAAAGACGCCGACTACCGTACCCAACGTACCAGTACTTACAGAAATACGCTCTAAGTTACCGCGAACCAAAGCCACGAGATCACCATAGAAGATGTTTGTGGCGTAGTTGTTGATGATTGCATATTCACGAGTTGAACCCGCAAATACCTGCCCACCGATCAGGTTGATCGGCTTTAGCCCGTAAGGGGCGTCAATTACCGGATAAGCCATCTAAGACTCCTTTATTTAGAACCTGTACCAAATCCGCTTCCACGACTAGTTGTTGACTTTCGGTCAGCAAACAGAGGCATACGCGGGTCGTTATTTCTCATGAAGTGGTTGTCCACTGAATCCATCTGGTTCTGCGCTTGCGTGTCGTAATACTCTTTCATGGCTTCGAGTTTTTCGGTAGGAATTTTGCAAAGCATCAATCCACCAATTTCCACATTACCTTTGTCATTACCTTCAAGCATCAGCTCTGGATGGTCTACTGCCTTCACTGGAACCCAACCATCCCGCATCTTGCTAGACACATTGGTTGGCATTGACTGTCCCAAGACATGAGTCGCTATGTAGCGAAACTCCCATCCAGGTTCAGGGGTAGGATCGGGCAGTGCACTCGACGGTTTATACACAGATCGAGCGGATTTTTCGCGTGATGCATTATCACGGGGTGTGCGATTTTCAGCCATTTTGGTTCTCCAGTTTTAAAACTTCAGCAACATACTTCTTAGGATCAAGGTTGTACTTTTTAATTAACGCCGCTTGTGATGGCGTCAATTGAACCTTCCTAGTTCCTGTAGAACGTGTTGCCGGAGCAACCACTGAAGAAGGTCGCCGGGACTTTTCGCTAGCGCCACCGAACATTTCGGGGAATGTAGATTTTACGCGAGCATCAATTTGCTCGAAATATTCGTCGTGGCGGGGATTAACCCCGGAGTTGACTAGTTTTTGATGCAGCCCTAGTGCAAAGCTGGTAACTTCTTCAAACCCATTAGAACCGAACCACTGGTTTTTTGCCTGCCAGCGCAGGGTTTTTTCGTCCGGTTGAACAGATTGGGTTTGCTGTTGTTGAGGTTGTACATCGTATTCTTCCACTTGTAAAGGGGGTGGACGAAAATTTTGTGCCTGTTGTAATCTTGCCTTAGCATCAAACAACGCCTCCTGAGCCGCAAGGATGGCCTCGGTGTCAAACGACTCCTGCGCCGCCTTGAAAACCCGACGGGCTTTATCCATTTCCGCCTCGGCAGCGGTCTGGGCCATAGCACCATACTGTTGAGTGCCGTTGTTGACGTAGTGTTTAAGCTTGTTGTTTTCGTCGACGTAATGTTGTGCAAGACGCTCAAGTTCTTGTTTTTCCCTAAAAAGGGCTTCTTTGGCACGGCGCTCGTCGTGACGCGCATGGGTCAACTCCTTGATGCGGTCTTGTGCCCCTCTTGTATAGGACTCAATCTCTTCATCAGTGGGGTCTTCCACCTCTCTGTCCAATGGCCTACGGCCACGGTCTTGTATAGGTGTGTCGTCAACAATCTCAATTTCAACATCGTCTTCGGGCTGAATTATCTCAACCTTCTGACTTTTGTCGTCATCAAGTTCGTCGGGGAATTTATATTGCTCTGCCATTTCTGCTCCTTTAAGCGCGGGTTAGCCCACGAGGGTCTTGCACAACAGCGTCCACTTGGTCATCATTGATGAGCCGGAACTCTTTTCCAAAAATCTTAAATCGCGTACCAGAATAGGTACGAACAAGGACAAAATCGCCCTCTTTGCACCAAGCGCCTGCGGGGAATTTGGTCTGATCTTTATACGCATCAGGGCCAACTTTCATCACAAACAACACAGTGGTTGCGCTTTCTTCTTGTTTCATACTGCTTGTATCGCGTACAAGATCAAGCGCAGTCCCATCAATCTTTTCAGAGACTGGTGGCACGGCACACAGCAACTTCCAGCCTGTCGGCTCTGGCAGCACGGTGGCTTTTTCTTCGTCTGTAGCGTCTTGCACTGGTGCATCGACGGGTTGGATTACATCAGGCAGGGCATACTGCCCCGGTTCTAAAACAAGTTCACTCATCGGCTTCTTCTACTTTCTTTGCAAGGTCAAGTAAGTGGCGCTCTGCGATGGCTAGACCCTGAATAACCCCGCAAAGTTTTTGGTACTCTTCGAAAGTGCGACATGCCCCACCAGCGCAGTCATCTGCGTAGTTGTTCATGTCGGTGCGTAATTTTTCGCGCAATACGCGTGCGAAGTCTTCAATCATTTAGTTGGTTTCTCCTTTTGTTGGTTCTGTGTGGCTTGTCTAGCCAAGTCCACACCCATTTGCTGACGTTGCCGGTTTAAGTCTCCAGCCTTACCCAATGCGGTAATGTTTGCCGCTGCTTTTTGTTGCTGTAACTGCCCCGCTTTATTCATAGCATCAATTTGTATTTTTTTGTTGTTTTGTTTGGCTTGTTCCATCTTGGCCATCGCTTCCATTTGCAAGCGTTGTTGGTCAAGTTGTAGACGTTGTTGCTCAATTTGCAACTTGCCTTGGATTTCTTGTCCTTTTGTCTGCACCTCTTGCTGACGCAACTGCAACTCTTGTTGCTGCATCTGGAGCACTGGGTCTTGAGCTTGTTGTTGAGACTGCTGTTGGGATGCCTGCTGTTGGCTTTGCTGGAACACTTGTTGTGCAGCTTGCGCCATCATGGATGACAAGGCCATCTCCATTTCAGGAGACATCTTCTCACCCTCGGGAGGCAAAGGCATACCCATCTGCTGCTCTATCTTCTGACGGTAAGCAAATCCTACGTGCTCTGCAATGTGCGCCATCATTGCAGCTTGTATCTGACCGGCCTTGGGGTTTTGTCCAACCAACTGCATAACGATGGGGTCTTGCATTGCCATCATGTGCACCTTAATGTGGGACTCATGATCTTGGTAGAAGAACGCCTTCATAGGCTCCATACGCAGAGCAGCCATGTTCTCAGACACAGGGTCTTTGGGCTTCTGGTCGTCGGGCAGGGGCACAAGCTTATCGGCATCTTTGATACCCAACACCTCCAACATGTTACGGTGCAACTGCGGCAGGTCATAAATATCTGGAGCCATCTGCGCCATCTGGATGACGGCTTGGTACTGCACAACCCGCTGACTCATTGTGGCCGCGTTGGGGTCGCTTACGGGGATGATGTCGATGTGGTCGTAGTCTGACTGCTTAGCCTTGCGTGTGGCATCA